TTCTTACCTACGAAAGCTTTGCTGGCGATTATTTTAGTAATACACCAACTATTCCAGGCGAAGGACTACGGGCAAATACATCGGTATATGCAGAAATGTCTAACATGGATTCAGTACAAATTTACTACGGATAAAAAATGACTGAACCACTACAAGCGCAAGGTTCTTTTAATTTAGTAGGTAGGAAGATCATGATTGGTCTTCCCGCTTACGACTTTAAGGTATCTGTAAAGCTGGCTATCTCGTTAGCTCAGTTTTGCGTAGAAGCGCCTAAACACGGAGTAGAAATTCAACTTTGCAATATCTCTGGATGCTCCGTTGTTTCTCGTGTTCGCAATTTGATTGTTAAAGACTTTATGGCTTCAGATTGCACTGACCTAATGTTCATTGATTCAGACATTAACTTTAACCATCAAGACATTTTCCGTCTAATGGCGTGGAATACAGACCCCAAAAAGGGTATTGTAGGTGGCGTTCCAACTGCCCGTAAAAAAGGCAGCATCTATATCTCTACGTTAGAGCAAGATGATGACGGTGGAATCTACATGAATGCGTATGGTCTAGTTAAGGCTAAACGCATTGCTACAGCGTTTATGTTGATCCGTAGAGACGTTATTCAAACCCTAATTGATAATCACCCTGAGTGGCGTTATCACGATGATAGGGTTGAGAATGGTCACCCAGATAAGTTCTGCTATTCCGTATTTGATTTCCAATCTAAGCCTGACGGCTACGTTGGCGAAGATTACACATTCTGTGACCGTGCTAGAGAGCATGGATACGAAGTATGGATTGACCCAACAATCAAGCTAGGTCACATGGGTATTACTGAGTTTGAAGGATCATTTGGTGAAGAGTTTTTGTACCCATTAATCCGTTCAGTAGATTTAAAAAAGGACGTAGCATGACATCCCCAGCATGGACTCGCAAAGAAGGTAAGAACCCTAAAGGCGGTCTAAACGCCAAGGGACGTGCTTCGTACAATGCAGCCAATCCTGGTAAGCCTGGACTTAAACGTCCTCAGCCAGAAGGCGGTTCAAGAAAGAAGTCGTTCTGCGCAAGGATGTCAGGCATGAAGAAAAAGCTCACATCTGCTAAAACCGCTAACGACCCAGATAGCCGCATCAACAAGTCATTACGTGCTTGGAACTGCAAAGAAGGCGGATCAGTTCGTGGTGGTGGCTGCGAGATTCGTGGCAAAACTAAAGGGAAAATGGTATGAAATCTTACGATGAAGAAATGAAAACGTCGGACGGTACAAAAAAAGTCGCCGATGCAAAACTTAAAAACTTTTTAAAAGCCAACCCTGTTGGGGAAACAGAGCTTTCAGACATTAGTGAAAGCGGTGCTGCAAAAGGTTTGCGTAATTATGGTCGTATGTACAAACAAGGTTTAGGTATGAAACCAAGCACCGATTATGAATACAAAAAAGGCGGTAAAGTATCTTCCGCTTCTAAACGTGCTGATGGATGTGCCATCAAAGGCAAGACTAAAGGACGGATGGTATGAGCGACATTGATCCGATCAAAACCGCCCGTGAACTAGCAACCCATGCTAATGATATTCAACACTTGCAGGACGACATGGATAAAATGGTCAAAGAAATGCAAGAAATCAAGTTAGCAATCCAAGGCATTCAGAAGACATTATCTGAAGCTAAGGGTGGGTGGAAGACACTACTAGCGATTGGCGGTTTTGTCAGCTTTGTCACGGGTATTGTTGGTTTTGTAGCTGGTTATTGGGGGCAAAAATAATGCCTAGTGTCAGCAAAAAACAACACAATTTGATGGCGGCAGTCGCAAATAACCCTGCGTTTGCCAAGAAGGTTGGAATCCCACAGTCCGTGGGGCGGGAGTTTAACAAAGCCGACAAAGGCAAAACTTTTAAAGAAGGTGGAACCATGAAAAAGATAGACGCAAAGAAAAATCCAGGTATGGCTAAATTGCCTGTAGCTGTACGCAATAAAATGGGTTTTATGAAAGAGGGTGGCAAAGCGCACTCAGATGTAGCTAAAGACAAACCCATGATGAAGAAGGTAGCAGCTAAAGCTGTTAAAGGTCATGAGAAGCGTTTGCATGGCATGGCTAAAGGTGGTGGCGTCGAGATAAAAGGCAAAACCAAAGGCAAAATGGTCAAGATGAACAAAGGCGGAAAGTCCTGCTAAATGGCTGGTCCGATCAAACCTATCCCTGCTTCAGCCCAAATAGACTTGGGGCTTGAGGGCAACCCTGAACAATTGCAGAGAAAAAAGCCTGCAGATGAAGGGTATAAGGAGGTTCATGAGAAGCACAACCCGCCAGATAAAGACCGCAAAGGCAAAGCCGCTGAGAACGAAGAGTTCAAAGATAAACGTGCTAAGTCCAGTCCTCTAATTGCCAAAGCCGAGATTGAGCGTATGAAAGAGATCTTGGACAAACCCAGAGGCGGTGGCGGGGGTGGTGGCGCAGGTGGGGTTAAGTCTATGAAATACGAACCAGTTAAATACGCCAAAGGCGGTAAAGTAAGTGCGTCATCCCGTGCTGATGGATGTGCTGTTAGAGGTAAAACCAGAGGAAGGATTGTATGAACTTAATTAAACATCAAGGCAATGTACTTAAACAAATAGGAAGTATGCAAGTTATTCCTGGGGTATCTGATGCTATTAATAAGTTTGTAGATACTGCTACTGGTGAAACTGGTAAAGCCCAAGAAGATAGGATTAAAGCACTAGAAGCCGAAGTAGCTGCTGGTAGAAAAACCAAAGAACAAGCTCAAATGGAAGCTCAAGGTACTGGCATGAAAAAGGGCGGTAAGGTATCCTCAGCCTCTAAGCGTGCGGACGGCTGCGCTATTCGTGGGAAGACAAGAGCATGAGACCAAGTCGTGGCATGGGCGCCATAATGCCTTCTAAAATGGGTAAACCTAAACGTAAGGCTCGTAGGGATGATACGGATTTTACTGAATACAAAGAGGGTGGTACGGTTAACAAAGCTGGTAACTATACGAAACCTAGTATGCGCAAGGCTTTATTTAACCGTATTAAAGCATCGGCTACTCACGGTACAGCGGCGGGTCAATGGTCTGCTAGGAAAGCACAACTCCTAGCTAAACGCTATAAAGAAAAAGGCGGAGGCTATAAGTGAAATGGTCAGACAAGCGCAAAAAATCAATCAACTGCGACAGCCCGAAGGGGTTCTCGGAGAAAGCCCATTGCGCCAGCAAAAAGAAGAAGCTGGCAGGGGGTGGTTTAGCAAAATCACAGCAATCTTTAAAATCTTGGGGCGACCAAGAGTGGACAACCAAGTCAGGGAAGAAGTCATCCGAGACGGGGGAGCGCTACCTGCCCAAGAAAGCAATACAAGCGTTAAGCCCAAGCGAGTACGCAGCAACAACACGAGCAAAACGGCAAGGAAAAGCACAGGGAAAGCAGTTCGTGCCCCAGCCACAAAAGGTAAAAGCAAAAGTAAAACCATATAGGAAAATATGAGTACTTCAGGCACAACCACTTTTAATTTAGACCTTAACAACCTCATTGAAGAGGCTTTTGAGCGTTGTGGCTCAGAGCTTCGTACTGGTTACGATATGCGGACTGCCCGCAGATCTTTAAACCTATTGACAATTGAGTGGGCTAACCGTGGTATTAACCTTTGGACTATTGAGCAAGGTCAGATTGCAATGGTGACTGGGCAAGGTATTTACCCTGTCCCCGTTAATACAATTGACCTTTTAGACCATGTAGTTCGTCAGAATAACGGTGTTACTAGCAATCAGATTGACATCAATATCAGCCGTATTTCTGAGTCTACCTACTCTACTATCCCCAATAAGTTAACTACTGGACGCCCTATTCAGGTTTGGTTTAATCGCCAGTCTGGTCAGTCTAATGCGACCACTGTGACTTTAAACGGCTCAATTAATGCTACGGCTACATCTATTACCGTTAGTGATGCCAGCACCCTTCCTATTGGCGGGTTTGTCAAGATAGACAATGAGACTATTAGTTACGCTAACGTTGTAGGGAACGTGCTCACTAATTGCTATCGTGGTCAGAACGGCACTACGGCTGCAAGCCATACAACAGGCGCAGCTCTTACAGTACAGAACCTTCCGTCCATTAACGTTTGGCCCACACCCGATGCTGGTGGCGGTCCGTATACCTTTGTGTATTGGAGATTACGTAGGGTTCAGGATGCTGGGTCTAATGGCACTGTAGAACCTGATATTCCATTCCGTTTGCTACCATGTATGGTTGCTGGACTAGCCTTTTATATGGCTCAAAAAACGGCAGAAGGGCAGATGCGCTTACCATTTTTAAAGCAAGAATACGAGGAGCAGTGGCTCATGGCTTCTACGGAGGACAGAGAGAAAGCCGCTTCTAGGTTCGTTCCTAGGACGACTTTCTATGCCTAATAAATTTAGCAGTGGCAAATTTGCGATTGCCGAATGCGACCGATGTGGTCAGCGATATAAGTTAAAAGAGCTACGGAAGCTTGTTGTAAAGCAGCAAATAAAGAATATTAAAGTTTGCCCTAGTTGTTGGGATCCAGACCAGCCGCAATTGTCATTAGGTTTATACCCAGTTGATGACCCACAGGCTGTACGGGAACCACGCCCTGATGTAAGCTATACGGTATCTGGAACAAGTGGTTTGCAATTAAATGGATCTAACGACAATACGTTACAAGGTGTTGGGTATCCAGAGGGCGGTAGTAGAATATTTCAATGGGGATGGAACCCTGTTGGTGGTGCTAGAGATGACGGACTAACTCCTAATGATCTTGCCCCAAGCTGTTTGGTAGGAAGTGTAACGGTAACAACAACATAAGGAGTTGAAAATGTTTAAGAAAGACGCAGACGGAGTAGCCAAAAAAGGCAAGACTGAAGGCAAAAATTTAGGTGACTCAGGTCCTACTGTTCTTGGTATGAAAGCCAAACCTAAGATGGGTGGTAAAAACCAAATGGACATGAAGAAAATGGGTCGTAATTTAGCTAAGGTTAAGAACCAAGGCATGATGCGGAAAAGCGCTGGAAGGGGTCGATAATGGCTAACTACTCTAAAAAAGTGATGGGTAAAGAAGTAGGAGACGCTAAGGTCTATGCTCCTCCCCATACCATGAAAGGCAAAACAATCTCTGCCAAAGGCTTGTCTTCCAAAGGCATGACTGGCGCTCAAGATATGGCTACTATGGACATTTCCGTTGATGGTATTAGCAAGACTCATGGCAAAGGCATTGATAAATACGGCAAGATTGAGATGCGTGGTGCTGGTGCAGCAACCAAAGGCAGAATGTCTAGCGGGAAGATGGGATGAACTATACGCAGTTAACTTCTGCAATTAAAGGGTTTGCTGAGAACGACTTCCCAGCGACAGTAGGATCTTTTACATCTGCCGAGCAGATTGCTAGATTTGTACAGCTTGCCGAGCAACGCATCTATAACACGGTGCAGATGCCAGCTTTCCGTAAGAATGTTACGGGTAATACGACTAGTGGCAATAAATATCTAGCTACCCCGTCTGATTGGCTGGCTACTTTTAGTCTTGCGGTGATTAATGCGGCGAATGAGTATAAATACCTGCTTAATAAAGATGTTAACTTTATTCGTGAATCCTACCCAGATACGGATGCAGCTTTCTATGGAGAGCCTGAGTATTACGCTGTTTTTGACAATAACACCTTTATTTTAGGACCTACCCCAAACTCTAATTACGCTGTGGAACTGCATTATTTCTACTACCCACAGTCTATTGTTACCGCAGGGACTACCTGGCTCGGGGATAATTTTGACTCTGTACTTTTATACGGTGCTCTTATAGAAGCCGCTAATTTTATGAAGTCAGATGCTGATGCGGTCACTTTATATAAAACAAGATATGACGCAGCCATGGCAGATTTGAAACAGTTGGGCGATGCTAAAGAACGTCAAGACGCTTACAGAAGTGGACAAGTGAGGTATCCAGTCAGATGATGCAAATTCAAGGCGCCTTTGAAGGCATTCAAGTATTAACCAAAGATCATGGTGGGTTCACCCCAGATGAGCTTGCGGAGAGAGCATTAGACAAAATTATTCAAGTAGGGGACAACTCCCACCCATTAGTTCGTGAGCAAGCCTTAGCGTTTCGTGAACATATTCGTGCGGTGTTGGTTTTTTACATGAATGAAGCAGTAAAATTTGATCGTGTAACACTAGCTTATAAGCTACGGGAAGCTGGTCATCCTGAATTAATCAAACTTTTAGACGAATAGGAGTTCAAAATGGCGTTCACAGGTAACTTTATGTGTACTAGCTTCAAGGTAGAGTTGATGCAAGCAGTCCACAACTTTACGACTGGCACTGGTAATACTTTTAAACTGGCTTTGTATGACAACTCAGCATCCTTTACGGCTGCTACGACTGCCTATACAAGCTCTAACGAAGTAGCTAACTCTGGTACTTATTCTGCTGGTGGTGGTACTTTAACCAATGTAACCCCAACTTCTTCTGGTACTACAGCGTTTACCGACTTTGCGGATCTATCGTTTACTTCTGCGACCATTACTGCATATGGCGCCATGATTTATAACGACACTCCAGTCAGTAACCCTTCTGTATGTATCCTAGACTTTGGTGGTGCTAAGACATCTACCGCTGGTACGTTCACGATTGTGTTCCCAGCAGCTACTGCGTCAGATGCCATTATCCGTATTGCTTAAGGTTAATACGGTGTGGCTGATGTCTCAATTGCGTTAGGGGGTTGGTCTAGCCAAGGCTGGGGTGATGCCGCTTGGGGATTCGGTAACGTATCCTTTGTAGCAAACGGACAAGTAGGGTCAGTCACAGTACAAGGTGATGCAGTAGTAACCCTAACAGGGGTCTCTGCCACAGGTGCAGTAGGTAGCGTAACGGCTCAGGCTGGAGCAGATGTTCCAGTAACAGGCTTACAGGCAGTAGGAAGTGTTGGTTCTGTCACAGTAGCGGTTGGTGTAGATGTCGCTGTAACAGGCGTTTCTAGCACAGGACAGATAGGTAATGTTGCTGTTACTGGTACGGCAGTAGTAGATTTAGTAGGCGTTTCTGGCACGGGTCAGGTAGGAACGGCAACCGCTACGGGCGGGGCAGATGTTCCAGTTACAGGACTACAGGCGACTGGCAGTGTAGGAAGCGTACAGGTACAAGCTGGTGCAAACGTTAATGTAACGGGCGTATCTGGCACAGGTAATGTTGGTGATGTCACAGTCACCGTAGGGGTGGTAGTACCCGTTACAGGATTAAGTGGTACTGGACAGGTAGGTTCTGTAACCGTCCAAGGAACGGCAGTTGTAAACCTAGTGGGTGTGGCAGGAACAACCAGTCTTGGAACTGTAACCGTAGCCGCTAACGCAGATGTGCCTGTAACAGGATTACAAGCGACTGGCTCAGTAGGCTCAGTCACGGTAGATGTAAGAACGGATGTAAATGTAGTTGGTGTAGCGGGAACAGTACAGCTTGGCACAGTAGCCGTAAACACAGATGTTACTGTAAACCTAGTTGGAGTCTCTGCTACAGGCAATGTTGGACAGGTTGTTATTGGAGTGCCAGTCACAGGATTCCAGCTTACTGCGTCTTTAGGCACGGTAATTATTGCGGTAAATGCGGTTGTAACACCAGTAGGAGTACGGGCAACAGGACAGATCGGTGATGTTTTAGTTTGGAGTCAAATAGACCCTAACCAGAATCCAAATTGGACGGGCATAAATGATGGACAAACACCTGTCTGGACTGATATTATTGACACACAAAGTCCTAATTGGACAGAAATTTTAGAGGCGGCTTAAATGGCAAGTACATACTCGACCAACCTAAAAATTGAGCTGATTGGCACAGGCGAACAGGTCGGCACTTGGGGAGCTACTACCAACGATAACTTCTCGAACGTATTTGAGCAGTCGATTGTAGGGCGAGGAACTGCTAACTTCCCATCCGATGCCAATTTAACCATCACGCTGACAGACTCTGTCGCTAGTCAAACTGCCCGTAATTTGTATATCAACGCCACTTCTGGCGTTAGCTTAACGGCTACTCGTGACCTCATCGTACCCACTATCAACAAGACTTATATCGTTGAGAACAATACTACGGGTAGCCAGTCTATCCGAGTAAAGACCTCTGCTGGTACTGGGATTACAATCCCTAATGGCGTAAAAGCCTTTTTGTATGTAAACGGCACTAACGTAATTGGTGCTTTTGATTATTTAAACAGCCTGACTTTAGGAACCCCACTGCCTGTTACTTCGGGCGGTACAGGAGCTTCTACAGTATCTGGCGCTCAAACAAACCTGCAAGTCGATCCAGCTGGTACTGCGGTCGCTATGGCAATTGCGTTGGGCTGAGTATGGAACAAAGAGTCTGCAAAACTTGTGAGGTTGAAAAACCATTGTCTGAGTACCCAAAACACGGTGCTTACAAAGATGGTATTAGACCACATTGCAATCCTTGCAGACAGGTTTACGAAAGAAAACAGCATCATACACATAAGCACAAAAGACCATATGTTTATGAAGTTGATAAAAGCAGAAAATTACAGAAAGAGTACGGAATTGATTATCAAAAGTATCTTGAAATGCTGGATAATCAAAATGGAAAATGTGCAATTTGCGGTACATCGGATACAGGAGGCAGAAAGGCATTTCACGTAGACCACTGCCATAACACTAAAAAAGTAAGAGGCTTATTGTGTGGCAACTGTAACTCTGGTATTGGTAACTTAAGAGATGATATAAACTTATTGCAACGTGCTATAGAGTACTTGCAATCAACCCAAGTAGGATAAGGAAAAATTATGCCAAATACATTTACAAGCTACATGAATAAAAACGTGGGTACATCACCTGCTACCGTTGTTACTGTTGGCGCAAGCACACAAACAACTATTATCGGTCTAGACGTATCCAATACGACCGCAAGCCCTATTACAGCAGATGTTTATGTTACCCGTTCAGCGGTAGATTACTATCTAATCAAGAGTGCAGTAGTACCTGTTGGCGGCTCTTTGATTGTTGTAGGTGCAGACCAGAAGGTTGTATTAATTACATCTGATGCCTTAAAAGTACAGACTTCAGCCGCATCATCTGCTGACGTAGTAACTTCAGTACTTAACATTACCTAAGAGGTAGATAATGTCATACATTGGCAATACACCAACCACCCAGAGTTTTATCTCTGGCACTGACTACTTCAATGGCACAGGCGCTCAGACTGCGTTTACCTTATCCCGCACGGTAGCTTCTGTTAACGACATTCAGGCAGTAGTCAACAACGTTGTTCAAGTCCCGAATGATGCGTACACCATCAGCGGTACGACTATTACCTTTACCTCTGCTCCAAGCTCTGGCACACAGAACGTCTACGTGCGTTATCTCAGCACCACGACTCAGGCAATTACACCAAGTCAGAATACGGTTAGCTGGAGTACGTTAGATACAAATACTCAGCAAGACTTAGGTATCAATAACAAAAACAGAATTATCAACGGCAATATGACTATTGACCAGAGAAACGCTGGTGCTAGTGTTACTCCTAATGGTTCTTATACATTAGATAGATGGCAAGGTCAAAATAGTCAAACAAGTAAATATACAGTTCAACAAGATGCTGGAGCGGTTACACCACCAGTAGGATTTACAGATTATTTGGGCGTTACATCTTCTTCTGCATATTCGGTTTTAACTGGAGATTATTTCTTTTTAGCTCAGACTATTGAAGGTTACAACATCGCAGATTTAGGATGGGGTACAGCTAATGCTAAAACAGTTACTCTATCGTTTTGGGTTCGCAGTTCACTAACAGGAACATTTGGCGGTTCAATAAGGGCTGGTGGTTTTGACCAATCATACCCATTTAGCTATACCATTTCTTCAGCAAACACTTGGGAACAAAAGTCAGTAACAATTACTGGTGCAACTGCAGGAACTTTTGGTTCAACAAATGGTAATGGCTTACAAGTTTGTTTTAGTTTAGGTGCTGGCTCTACTTATAGCGGAACTGCTGGTGCATGGTCAGGTTCTAATCTTGTATCAGCCACAGGTGCAACCTCAGTTGTTGGAACAAACGGAGCAACTTTCTACATCACAGGCGTACAACTCGAAGTAGGCACACAGGCAACGACCTTCACACTAGCTGGTGGTTCATACGGTGCTGAATTGGCTTTGTGCCAACGCTATTATTATCAAGTGGCGGCTGGTGGTTCTGCTTATACCCAATTTGGTGCTGGTAGAGCATTTAGCACAACTGGCGGTAATGGGATTGTGCCATTTCCAGTACCCATGCGAACTGCCCCTACTTTTGCATTTTTAGGGGTTGTTGGTAACTATGATTTTAGCCCTACTGCTATTGCTAGTGGTGCAGTACCATCTTCTAATACACACATGACTGTTGGCATGACATTTTCTTCCATTACTAGCGGTTCAATGTTTTGGTTAGGTCAAAACGCATCTTCAACACCATGCGGATTTACTTTTAGTGCGGAGCTATAAATGTATAAATTATTTAAGGAAAGCTATACAGGTTACGAAGCCATTATTCGCACAAGCGACAATGCCTATATTCCAATAAATTCTGACAACACAGACTACGCTAACTTCAAGACCGCCATCCTCGAAGACAAGGCACAGTTACAAGACGCAGACGGCAACACCATGACCGCAGAACAGGCAAAAGACTTTGTGAAGGAGTTACCATAATGCCAGTAAGTACAATATCTTCTAGCCGTGCGGTGACTTTCCCAGGCGCTGTGTTGCAAGTGGTTCAAGGACTTACAAGCGCACCAGTTACCACTACTACAAGTGCTTTAATTACTAGTGGTTTATCAGCAACTATTACACCAACAAGTGCTTCTTCAAAAATATTAGTAATGATTTCTTTGCAAGGTGTTGGAAAAGCAACAAACAGCACTTCTTTAGCTTTGTGGCTCCATAAAAATGGAAGTCCTTTAAGTAATTTTGGTGTAAATAACACAGCATTTACTGGGACTGGTGCAGATAATTTTCCTGGAACAAGTGCTTTTAATTATCTAGATTCTCCAGCCACTACTTCACCAACTACTTATGCAGTATTTTTTGGTTCAGCGTCAAATTTAGCAACCGTACATTTACAAGTAAATGGTAGTACATCCACAATTACTTTATTGGAGATTGCCGCATGAGAACGCATGACGCTATTCTTGCTCTAAATCCATCTGTAGTTACCATTCGTGGCGATGTTGCTTACGATGCAGACGGCAACGAAGTCGCATACGATAAGGCAGCAGTTCAGGCTTACATAGACGCTAACAAGTACAAACAACTCCGTGCCGCAGCTTACCCATCGTTTGCCGACCAGTTTGACACCATCTTCCATGAAGGCATAGACGCATGGAAAGCCCAGATTCAAGCAGTAAAAGACCGTTTCCCGAAGGAATAACTTATGTCATACATAGGCGCACAACCAACTACAGCAGCCTTCGTAACCGATACATTCTCGGCTAACGGCTCTGGTACTGTATTCACTCTATCTGTCGCACCCGCTAATACCAACTCAATCTTGGTAGCGGTCTCAGGTGTCTTGCAAGATCCAAGCACATATAGCGTATCAGGTACAGCCCTCACATTCTCTGCTGCTCCTCCAGCGGGAACAGGCAATATCTCAGTACGCTTTCTAGGCATCCCCGCTTCAGGTGTAACTAATACAGCCTACAGAACCCAGACCGAGTTCACAGCAACTGCTGGTCAGACAACCTTTTCCGTACCAAGCTACACGGTTGGCTTTATTGACGTCTACCGTAACGGTGCATTACTAGGATCAGCTGACTTCACAGCGACTAACGGAACGACAGTCGTACTTGCCAACCCAGCATCTTCGGGTGACTTAGTTGAGACAATCAGCTTCTTTGTATCAAGTGTAGTAAATGCGATTCCAGCAACCAACGGGGCAGTGACAAGTGCGTATTTGTTAGATGCTTCGGTAACTCAGGCTAAGTTGGCTACAAATGTGACAGGTAACGGTCCAGCATTTAGTGCATATTCAGCAACAAGTCAAACTGGTGTAGCAAGCGGAGTATTTACAAAAGTTTTATTTGATACAGAAGAATACGATACCAATAACAATTTTGCTTCTAGTCGTTTTACACCAACTGTAGCTGGATATTATCAAGTTACTGCAAGAACAGATTGGTCTATTACATCAGGTGCTTGTTTTCTTACTATTTATAAAAATGGTACTGGATATAAAGGCGGTCAGTTAAATGATGCAACAGGTTCTGGTGTAGGTCCAATAGCATCTGGTTTAGTTTATTTCAACGGCTCAACAGATTACATTGAAATATATGCGTACCAAAATAACGGCACAAATACTATATTTCCAGGTATAGCGTATACATTTTTCCAAGCAGCTATGGTAAGGGCAGCATAATGACACTACACGATAAAATCATTTCTATATATCCAGAGCTTACAGACAAAGACTTTATGTCTGTAATAACACTACAAAACGACTCAGACGGCAAAGGCGACTACATCGCCAAGTGGGAACACCCAACTTTGCCACGCCCAACAGATGAACAGTTAGGAGTAACAGAATGACACAAGCCGTAGTCTTAGCCCAACAAGCCTCAACAGGGGTATCTCCAGGATTTCGCAATAGAATAATTAATGGCGGGATGGTTATTGACCAAAGAAACGCTGGTGCTAGTGTTACTTTAAACGGCAGTGAATCATATATTACAGACAGGTTTGCTTGTGGAGATGTGACAGATGGTTCATTTACTGCACAGCAAGTTACTGATGCCCCTACTGGTTTTGTTAATAGCTTACTATGTACCATTACTTCTGCTGATACAAACTTAACAACAACGCAAAATGCTTACATATTTCAAACCATTGAAGGCTTAAATATTGCCGATTTAGGGTGGGGTACTGCTTCCGCTAAAACTGTTACTTTATCTTTTTGGGTTAAGTCTAGCCTTACTGGAACTTTTGGTGGGGCTTTGCGCAATAGTGCCACAAATAGAGCATACCCATATACCTACACAATTTCTGTCGCAAATACTTGGGAATACAAAACAGTAACTATTGCTGGAGATACAACTGGCACTTGGCTGACAACTAATGGTGTAGGCATCAATTTACAATTTAGCCTTGGCGCTGGTCCTGACAGACTAGGAACTGCTGGTGCATGGAACGCAAACAATAATGTTGGTGCAACAGGTCAAACTCAAGTTATCGGCACAAACGGAGCGACCTTTTATCTTACAGGAGTTCAGCTAGAGGTAGGCTCTACAGCTACTAGCTTTGATTACAGACCTTATGGAACTGAATTGGCTTTGTGTCAGCGTTATTTTTGGAAACAAACTTACCAACAAGCAAACACCCGTTTTGGTACAGGAATTGGTCTTGGCGATACAACCATTGACGGATTGTTAATTAACCTTCCAGTACCTATGCGTGCTGTTCCAACTAATGCCGTAAATGCTATTGGTGTTTATGATGGTTCAACTGCCAAAAACATTACTGCATTAAATACTAGCTATTCCAGCCCTGTTTTGTTTGCACAACAAGCTACTGCTGATGCCACTACAACTGCTGGAAAAGTGGTTCAAATATACGCAACTGGTTCAACTGCGTTTGTATCTTCTTCTGCGGAGTTATGATTATGTATAAATTATGTGCTGACCATCCTATCTTTGGTGCATCAAATACTGTTATTCGTATAGCTGATGGTGCGGCTATCCCATTCGACCCAGCCAACACCGACTACCAAACCTTCAAAAAAGAAGTCTTAGCTGGTGCAGAACTGCAAGATGCCGATGGGAATGTGATGACACAAGAACAGGCAGACGATTTTATTAAGGAGCTTCCATAATGGCTTTGACACAAGTACAAGGCGGGATG